ATGGTTCATCAGAAGTTGGTGGCACTGCTTCACCTTCAGGTCAAGGCAACAACGGTGGCACAGGTGGTACAGGTGCTGCAGCGCCATTTAGAGGTGGCGGTGGTGGTGGTGCAGGTGGAGTTGGAATATCTGCTGCATCAGGTGGTACAGGTGGTGCGGGATCTGCCTCATCAATAAGTGGTTCATCTATTACTTACGCAGGTGGTGGCGGTGCAGGTGGAAATCCTACTGCTGGCGCTGGCGGTACAGGTGGCGGTGGTGCAGGTGCTAATACGGCAGGTGCTAACGCAACCCCTGGAACGATAAACACAGGTTCAGGTGGTGGTGGTAGTTGCGGTGGCGCACCTGTTGGTCTTAGCGGTCAAGGTGGGTCAGGTGTTGTCATTATTAAATACGCAAACACATTGCCCGACATCACTACAATTGCGGTTGGTCTCACTTATACACGCACAACCCCAACAGGGTTTAAAGTTTACACATTCACCGCGGGAACAGGGAGCATAACAATATAATGGCACACTACGCATTTCTTGATGAGAACAACATCGTCACTGAGGTTATCCCAGGGCGCAATGAAGATGAAGTTGTTGATGGCATTTCCGATTGGGAGAAATGGTACGGTGATTTTCGCGGGCAGGTATGCAAGCGCACAAGCTACAACAACAACTACCGCAAGAACTACGCGGGCATTGGGTATTACTTTGATGAGGCACGCGATGCCTTCATTGCACCAAAGCCTTTTGACTCTTGGGTACTTGATGAAGAAACTTGCCGTTGGCAGGCACCAACGCCTTACCCAACAGATGGACTTATGTACCAATGGGTTGAGGCTGATCTCAATTGGCAGGCAATAACACTTCCAACAGAATAAAACGATTCGGGGGAATCAATGCGTTTTCACGTTGTAGCACTGCCTCACACGCAAGTCACGAAAGAATATGCCGGTTGTGCCTTTACTGAAAAGGTGCGCCGGTTCGTAATGATGATGAAGGCTCAAGGTCACACAGTTTATTTGTACGCCGGTGAGCAATCTGAAGGCGTTGAAGATGAGCTGATCACCTGCATCTCAGAAACAATGCGTGCAACGGCTCAAGGCACCAATCATTACACCTCAGTTTCATTTGATACATCCCTGCCCCATTGGCAGACATTCAACGCCAATGTCATTGCCGGCATCGGGCAGCGTTTTGAGCAAAAGGATTTCATTTGCCTCATCGGCGGGGGCGCTCACAAGCCCATTGCCGATGCCTTTCCCACCGCAATTGCGGTGGAATTTGGCGTGGGATACGGGGGCGTGTTTAGCAAGTACCGAGTCTTTGAGTCATACGCTTGGATGCACTCAATATATGCAGGGTGGAAAAACCCCACAACGGCTGATGGCCAATTCTTTGATGCGGTCATTCCTGGCTATCTTGAACCCGAAATGTTTCCACTTGGCGATGGCAAGGGCGATTACTACCTTTTCATTGGCCGTCTGATTGATCGCAAGGGTTACAGAATTGCCCAAGAGGTCTGTGAACGCCTTGGCAAGCGCCTGATTTTGGCAGGGCCGGGCGAGCAATCAGGATATGGCGAGTTTGTTGGCAGTGTTGACCCGCAAAAGCGGGCTGAGCTAATGGGCGGTGCCATCGCCACCTTCGCCCCAACCCTTTACATCGAACCTTTTGGCAATGTGGTCATCGAGTCACAGGCTTGTGGCACGCCTACAATCACCACCGATTGGGGAGCATTTACCGAAAACAACCCTGATGGGGTGACAGGTTTCAGGTGTCGCACCTTGGCTGAATTTATGGATGCAGCCGAAAAGGTCAAAACCTTAGACCGCGCCTCAATCCGAGAGCGTGCAGTTTCTCTCTACAACCTTGATACTATCGGCACCGCTTACAACGCTTACTTTGAGCGCCTTTTGACCCTATGGGGCAAAGGTTGGTATGAAATGGGGGATGATGGAACGCGGTGAGATTTTAGATGAAGCCAAGCGCCTGACCCACGGTGATCGCAACAAGAATTACGGCAAGCCACTGACAAATCACGCACGCATTGCGAGCTTGTGGTCAATCTTTCTTGAACAAGAGATCACACCCGCGCAGGTTGCAATTTGTATGGGGTTGGTTAAGGTTGCACGATTGATTGAATCACCTGACCACCTTGACAGTTTTGTTGATCTTGCCGCATACGCAAGTATTTCCGGCGAGATCGCCACTGAATAAGTTTGACCGAATAGAAAAAGCCACCTGCAGCCGTTCCTGCAGGTGGCTTTTTCGCCTTCACTTCACTTTACATATGCCTCAAGCATTTGCACTACAACTGCAGACACGCTTTTGCCTTCATCGGTTGCCTTTTGCGTAGCCTTTTGCCATAGATCGGCGCTGATGCGGATTGATCGAATAGGTGTTGCCATTATCAAAGCACCTCACATTCAGTCATTGAACCCCAACACCAACCAAGAAAATCTGCATTGGGTGAGTTACCGACCCACCACAAGTTGGCAACAATCTGCCATATAAGAATTGCGCCAATGAGGATTGCAACTGCACGCACACGCTTGCCACGCTTGGTGATCATATCTGCCCCAATTCTTCAATAAAGGCGATTGCCAAAGCTGAGTTGACGATTGCACGGCGCAGAGCCTTTTTCATCTCATCAAGGTCGGCAGTCAGCGATGCCTCTTCCAAGTCACGGCTGATGATAAACAATTGGTCACTTGCATCAATCATCAAATTCTTCATTGCACCCATTTTTACTTCTCCCCTACTCTAATGAGAAAACAATCAAAACATTCGTGCATTTTTGCTACTGAATCAAATCGCGCCCCACAGTTGAGGCAGGTGTTTTCGGTGGTGGACATTAGGCAACCGCCTTCTCTAACGCCTCATTGATAGAATTTACCAATGTGTAATCCCACATTTGTTGAGATGAATTGGCAACCGCATATTTGAGCCATTCAATTTGTTCTTGTGTCAACTCAATTGTGAACATTATGCACCTGCCTTCATTTTGTTAGATGGATGATTTGGTGAATCCCAAGGAACACAAGTTTCACAAACTAGATTCTCGCCACCAAGTAAATGTGTGTAATACAAGCACCAATCACCCAATGGGGTTTTGTGCTTAATTGCTTTTGGCTTTGCTTGAATTGCGCATTTCAAATACATACCTGAGTGATCTTCGCAAAGAACATCCCCATTGTCAGAAATCCAAAGTTTTTGTGTAGTCATTATGCAACCGCCTTAATCTGTGAAATGTTGAATGTGCAGAAATTAAGATTCAAACCCTCAAGGAAATAAAGAACAACTTTTCCTGATTCGAAATTGATTTGATCAATATGACCAATCTCAGTTCCGCCAATGTGTGAAACTTCAACCATCATTCCAATTTTGAAATCTTGAACTGTAGTCATTAGGCACCAATCGCTTTCTTTGTAAGTAAAATGAGTTCAGCGCGTGAGTTGTAACCACGCTCTGCAAGAATTGCCATTTCGCGCACCATTTGGTCACGCAATTCCAAAGATAAACCAAGATTTGCTGCGTGACGTGAAACCAAAATTGCTAACAAATTATCCAACTTGTTCATTTTGTAATCCGTTCTATTGGAAACCCGTTCGTTTTCCAATACCCAAATCTTAGCACCTGTCCATACAGTCACCGACCATACAGGGTTCCTTTTGGTAACGTTTTGGTAACGGTTTTGAGCCTAAACTTATCCACAACCTGTGGATAACTCTCATTTTGCCGTTTATGCCCTAAAATGGGGGTATGACCACAGTGATCGGGTATCAGGGCGAGGGCTTTGTTTGGCTTGCCGCAGATTCCCAAATCACCGATGGTGACAAGCGGGTGTTGAGTCCAAGCACGCCCAAGATCGTAAAGCTGAAAAAGTATCTTTTGGCAGTCAGTGGGGATTGTCGGCCAGGGGATGTGCTGACCTACAATTGGACACCACCGGCTTACGATGGCACCGACCCCGTGCGATTTATGGGCAAGAAAATCATTCCAAGTATGGTTGCAGCGTTCAAGGCGCAGGGATTCGATTACACCAAAGAGGGCATTTCATATTCCTACCTTCTCGCCTTTGATGCCAACCTTTTTGAAATTGGCGATGACTTGAGCATCAGTCAAAGTTCAGATGGCCTTTATGGAATCGGCTCAGGCTCTGCCTACGCCTTGGGTTTTTTGGCGGGGCAACTGCCCAACCTTGCCAAGCAAGAATGGGCTGATGGCGAGATGATCAAAGCCCTTGAGGTATCTGCAAAATATGATGTCAATACAAGCGCACCCTTTCAGGTGGAATTACAGACACGCTGACGGTGCGCCTTGTCGGTGTTCGGGTGTAGTGTGTGCAATCCTTTACCCGAACGAAAGGATAAAAATGGAATACTTTATTGTTGCAATGGGCATCACAATTACTTTCTTGTGTTTCCTTGCAATTTTCTACAAAGATGATTTTCTCGGTGACGAGCTACGCGGTGACAAAGATGCGTGACCCGTTGTTTTCAGTACATACAACCGATCAGGGCAAGGTCATTTTGTACCTTGAAGAGCAAGATGCAGTTGTTGATCTTGCAAGCGATGTTGTTGGGTATTTTGAATTGCGCGACCTTGATGAGTTGCAGGCTGCCAATCGCCGTAATTTGCGCGATGAAGGAGCAGTTGAAGCGCTAGATCGCGCACGCGATGCAATGCCTGATGCTGCAATCTTGATTGCCTCAATGACTGAAGATGAGGCTTTCAATCTTTGCCAAGACATTATTTCTTCAATCAAAAAGCGCCGAATCTTTAATGCCGATGAAATGGCAACAAGAGTGGCAAAATTGAGGGTTGTGAAATAATGGCTAACCCAAACGGGCGCAAAGGCGCACAATTTGAAACCGATGTGATGCGTTGGTTACGCGGTGCCGGTGCCTTATGTGAGCGTTTGGTAAAAGCAGGCAAGAACGATGAGGGCGATCTTGTCGCAGTTATTGCCGGCAAGCAATACATTCTTGAACTCAAGAATCGCAAGACAATAAGTTTGCCTGAATTTTGGCGTGAAGCCGAGGTTGAGGCAGAAAACTATGCAAAGGCGCGTGGACTTGATCAGGTGCCATTGCATTACATAATCCTCAAACGGAGAAGTGCGGGGATTGAAAAGGCTTGGGTTATCCAAGACCTGACTCA